GTTTTTAAAGCTGCTCTTTCAAAGTATTTCATTCCATTAGGAACATCAGTCTTGATAAAGAATGCGTCAGTATCAGTTAGGTAGTTATTCACTACATAACCTTGAGGAATCATCCCCATTGATTTGACCGCATTGATATCATTATCTGCAGTACCAACTCTTTGAGAAGACTTCATCAGTCTTTCAGCAGTAAATTGTAAAGCAGAAGGAATAATCATTTTTACTCCTTTTGCAGCAATTTTTAAGCCTCTTTCATCTGTCATGTTAGCAATGTCAATTAACGATTGCTCCAAAGATGTCTCATTAAGGTCAGCAGCCGTAGTCAACGTGTTACTAACTGTCCCGTTTAAAGTAGGGTGATCAGTAGCACAAAGCTCTTTTGCATCCCCACCTGTAACGTTTGAGTTAAAAGCGTTGTTTAGTACGTTTGCAGCTTTAACTTGTTTTGTTGTTGCCATAGATCTTGCAAGTGCTTTGGTATAACGTGAACCAAGGCTGTCATACAAGTTATCCTCAATTGCTTCTTCTGTAATAGAAAAAGCGAGAGCAATTGTCTCATGAGTGTAACGTGCAGTGAAAGTCTCTTGCGCATCGTCATAACCGATAGCAGATCCTTCTTGCTTAACTCCAGCAGATCCGAAACCACTTAACATTACTTCTTCTTCAAAAGCTCTGTCAGATGATTCCTTGTCGAAAATCTCCAAATGTTGATTCTCGTAGTTTTTGTACTCAAGTCCGAATAATGCATTCAGACCTGGCTCTAGCTCTTTTGCTAGTTGTCCTCTTGATATAGCCATATATTCCTCCTGCTATTATGCGTCACCACCAGTAGTCGTAAGGTAAAGATGCTCGTTAAATTTAACTACATAATTACAATTCGCTAAGGCGATGTCATTGTTTTCTGGGTCCGAAGACGGTCTAATAATTCTCCACTGTGCTGTAGCACCAGAACCTGTAACCGACGAAGCCGTAGTAGATGTGGATCTGCCATTAATGGCACTTCCTGCTACTCCTGCTGAGTCAATATTATTTCCTTGTGCTGCCTGTGCTAGAACTCCACCTGCTTGTACTTCAAACAGAGTATTAGGATCGTCGTATACGAACGCAGTTATTGTTTCACCAGCAGCCACATTAGTCTGTGAATACTGATTTTTAAAAGTTGGTTTCCCAGTTGATGGATCTTTAGTTATGAACACACCGTTTAAAACACCAAGGTTAGCTGCTAAAGTTGCAGTCCCTGCTGTAATAACACCACTAGCATTACCGACAATCATACCTTGAAATAAAGCGAGGTTAGCGTTGTCTGCTATTTTGTATTCACTTGTAGCCATGTTATTAACACTACTACCTAGTTTTCCCATTGCTCTGAAACCAAATGCGGCATCTTGATTAGCCATATTGTTTTCCTCCTTAAAGGGTTAGTTGATTAAAATGATGGGTAAAAATTCCTAAAAAATTTTAGTCTTTTGAACCACCAAAAGTTACACGAGTCTGTCGATCATTATTAATCGGCATACTTGGATGCTGTTCCTTCATGAGATCGTTATTCACTGCTTCATTTCTTTCCGCAGTTAAGTTGTTAAAGTACGCTTCACGCGACTTTGCGATTTCTTCAGGGATCCTTGCCAGCACAAGGCCGCCAACTCCTATCATTCCTGCATACTTACCAGTATCAACGCTTGGATAATTGTCATTCGGATATTCATCTGCTCTTACAAATTCCCATCCGGAACGCATTTTTCCTGAAACATTTTGAGTATCATCGAAACCCATTGTTTCAGTTCTTATCCATCTATGTCGATACCCGTCTGGTGCAGGCGGTGAATCTAGAGATGAGGGTGGAGTCCAAACTGCAGGTCTTTCATTTTTGACCCTAGTTTCGCTCACGCGGGAAGTTTTAACTGTTTTAGTATCAGTTTGTTTTTTATTCATTATGCTTATACCTCCTTCGCGGCTAATTGTTTCGCATACTCTTCGAGTGGCACACCTAATCTTTTAGAAATTGCTACCTGTGATGGTGTGAGCCTCACGGTTTTTCTGCGTCCTTTTGTGGCTGGACGTTTGGCACTTGCTACGTTTTGCACGGGTGCATCAGTAGATCTCTCTACACTATCAAATTTGTGCGGAAATTCAAGTCTTATTCTTCTATCTACTTCAGAATAATAATCTGTCGTATTTGGATCAAAACCTTCGTCTTCTACTAATTTCTTGTGTATGTCAAAAGCAGTGTAAGTCATAGCATTATCTGAGCCAAACCAAGAGTTTTTTGACGCCCAAGCATCTGCTTGTGGGTCGGGTCTTGCTGGTTGTGGCGTGCTTTGTTGTGGCATCTGAACAGGTGCTGGAGCGTTAGCTCGATACTCTTGTTCTTGCTTAATACGTTTTACTCTAGTGTTTTCCATAGCTAAAGTAGCTATTTCTGATTGTGCTTCAACTTGTGCTTCAACATCACCAGCAGCAATAGAAGCGGCTAATCTTTGTTTAGCGGCCTCAGTACTACCTGTAACTCTTTGTTCAAATTCTTTGGCAAAATTATTATCTAAATTATTAAATCTAGTTCTTAATTTGTTAGCGTCCTCAGTTACATTTTTAGCATAAGTAATAGCTTCTTCTTTTTGCCTTTCAGCCTCGCGCATTTTACGCGTAAGTTTAGCTATTCTTTTGTTAACACCATCTGAGTATTCACCAAGTTCTTCTTTATCCGTTTTGGCTTCACTTGGTTTTTCGTCAGCAGGTATTTCTTCTACGTGTATTTCTTCTTTAACTGATTCTTGAGCAGCAGGTGCATCCAGATCAATTGTTGTTTCTTGTTCGTTAGCTTCGCCAACGTCTATTGTTTTTTCTTCGTCTAGCATAGTATATTCCTCCTATGGATTACATTGCGTGAATAAGGTCTTCAGGATCTGATATAGTTCCTAATACCTCATCATCGTTTAACATTCTTATCTCTCCACCATCAATCTCCATGCGTGAGCCTGCATAACGTGCAAACACCACCCAATCTTTTTCCTTGCACCAAGCACCGGTAGGGTATCTATCTTTGTCTTGATAACAAAGATCTCCCATTTTAAGAACGTAACCAACTTGCGTTGATACTCGTGCTCGGTTTAATGCTTCTTGTGCGATAATAATTCCACCTTTAGTTTCTTCTTTGACTGCAAAGGGCATTACTAATAAACGCCAGCCAGTAGGTGTGGGTAATTTGTCTAAGTTAGTTTCCTTAGTTTTTTCTTTAGCTTTCTTATTTTCTTTTTTATACTTATTTTCTAATGCGTGTGACTTTGTCATCATCGGGCTCCTTGGGGTTAAGCAGGTTAGAGATTTCCTGTAAAATCCGATCACTTGTATGAATCGTAGCTAGAATATACTTATAAGTGTCCATATTGTCAACACCACTTATTAAGACAGATATGTTGTTATCTACTTCTTCTTTTAAGAATTTTTGTAATTTAAAAATTACGTTGATTGGATCGGCTTCTTGCATTTATCAGGTTCTCCTAAACTAGTCCAAAACTCATCTAAAGCATTGGGCTTTTCTTGTTTACAACATTCCCCCGATTGTTCTTTTTCTTTAGTGTGTTTATCACACTTGTCTTGTTCTTGCATCTTCTTTCCTCCCGCTGTCTAATAGATTCTTTATATGAAAGTTCTAATAGTTTATTCTCATTGTCCCAATATTCGTGGAACTTCACTTCTTCTTCATAATATCAGCAGTCTTAAGTCCGTATATACTAGCTACGACTCCGATAAAAATTGATTGGTACCAAAAAGGTAGACTACCAAATTTGTCAAAGAACATGTCTAATTTGAATTGAATTTCCGGATCTCCCGAGAAGACGGACCAAATCAATAATATTACTGGTGCTGAAACCAAGATTAAAACAAACTCGTCTTTGTAGCCTTGGTCATTTGATTGTCTTACTGACGCCTGATACTCAACTTCCCCCGAGGCCATCTTTTGAGCGTGAAGTAAAGCAGCATCAGACATAAGTATCTTAGCTTTTTGCTTGTTAGCAAATATAGCCGAACCAGTTTTTAATACTGTTGGTAAAAGGGATAACCACATATTAGAATATGATTGCTACGATAATTACTGCAATGATTACGCCTGCAGTTATTTTTTTCTTTACAGTTAGACCATTCCAAATGCTCATAACTTTATTTTTTACTTTGTCGATCATGTTGACCTCCTTGGTTAGTTTTTTGGATCTTACTACTTTTTTTTTAACTTTACTAGGTTGTTTTTTCATTAAGTTCTTGGTTAAGTTTTTGTCTTACTGCTTCAAAATGTGGTTCCCAATCTGCATCACTACCTGTTTCAAAGTCGCCAAACTCTATGTCATATATCCATATTCTATTATTGGAAGTTTTAAAGGTATACACAGGTTCCACTCTATCAGTTAAGACTCCATGTTTACTGTCTTCAACAGCAACCAATTGATTGTCTTCTACCACCCAGTGTGATCCAGAAACCAATACATCTTTATAGTTGTAAATATTTTGTGGCATAAATTCCATTTTAGCTTGAACCACACCACCTTTGGTTTCTTCACCTACGTTAATAGTGGTAATTTCTTTTGTAGTACCATCAGCCATTTGTATAGGAGTGCCTTCAACAAAACAACCACCTGCTCCGCCCATTTTATCTCCTTTGCCATCTTTATTATCATCTCTATCTTTTTGTCTTTCTTTTTGTTTAGCTTTTTGTTTTTCAGTTTCGGTTTTATTAAAGTCTGCTTTTTGTTTTTTTGCTTCTGCTTTACGCAATTGTTCCCAACCATACATGTTAGCTGCCTTTTTAGTGGCCTCTGCAATTTCTTTCTGTGTGTTATAGGCGTTCTTTGTTGCCTCTTCAGTGGTTTTTTTTGTACCTTTACCTTTTAAGCCTTCAGATTTGCTAAAGAAACTTTTTACTTTTGAATACAAATCATCATCTTCTAGCATGTCTGGATTTATACCATAAGTGGTTGGACTAGTTGCAACACGATTTTCTAAATCTACATTTCTTTGTCCTCTACTTACAGAATCACTATATGCGTTTTGTATATTTTGTGGAGCACTTCTAAGGTTTCTAAAACTACCCATAACAGTACCTAAAATTCCTGCAGTTCCAAAAGGCATATCCGCTTCTTGAACTTCACCGGTTAGACTATCTACTCTAAATGTTTTACCTGCATAACTTTCGTAAGAATATCTTTGATTATTAGCTGGATTTAACGGATCATTTTGACCTTGTACACCTGGAAACTGACCAAGGGCGTCGCCTTCGCCACCACCGAGGGGAGGTGAGCCACCACCGAGGGGAGGTGGGCTACTAC